ATCTTCACCAAAAAAAGAATTTGCAGAGACCCACAATGATTTAGTTATGTTGGTATTTCCTGTTATATAAACATTTCCTGATCTATTTTGGGCAGGATCAGGACCGGTTATTTTAATAGTATTATTACCAAGAATATTAGTTTGACTACCTGTTGTGATTATAAAAGCATTACTTTCGAATTCCTGATTAGTTCCTATTTTTCCATTCGCACTCAAAAATCCTCTCAAATGCAAATCATCACTACCCACAATATCACCGTCCTGTATAGTTAAAGTGCCTTTTTTGATTACCACATTATTACCCACAGTCAGATCACCTGCAAAATAAGAATTTGCCTGAGCATTAGCAACTGTCAAATATCCTTCTGTGATAGTTAATAAATTTTTCAATCTCATGTCATCACTACCTAAAATGTCTCCTTCTGAAACATTTAGGTTTCCTTTAACCGTAGCATCATATTCTACAAATATATTATTCGCAAAAATATCACCAGAAGGCATATCTAATGATCCACTTAAACTAACTTCTCCATTAACAACAAGATTTTCAATAATTTTTGTATTTCCAGTTATTGTCAATTTATCCAAAATAACAGTATTACCATGCTGAGTTGGATCAGTAGATCTATTGATTTTGACAATGGCATCTGTTCTAGCACCAGTATCGATGCTAACCAATGAAACGTTACCTTGATTATATAATGTTCCATCAATATCTGTGTTTGATGCAATGTCTAAATTAGTCCCGTTGAGCGTGACATTTCCTCTGGCTGTTATATTTCCTTGCGTAAATGTATTGGATGTTATACTGCTAATATAAACATTTTCAGCATGAATAGTAGTATTACCTTTTAAATTTACCGTACCTCTAATATTGGTATTTGATGTAGTGTGTTCAACAAAAACATTATAACCTGTGTATTGAAAATTACCATTTACTATGAAATTAGAATCTTTGCTTGTAAAAGTAATCAAATTACCATCAACAATTAAATCATTTGTAATTGTCAAATCTTCATCCATAAGTACATCTGATCTAAATGTAGATTCTCCAATCATAAAACTTTGAGTGTCAACATGAAAAGTTCCATCAGGACCAATTACCGTATTACCGGTTACTGTCATTTCTCCATCGACATTTGCAGTGGCAGCTCTCAGATTTTTCTTTATGTGTGTATTACTGGCAAATTCAGCAGTGTGTTTAAAATAAACAGATCCATTTCCATTCACTTCTTCAATGAATAAAACACTATCATCAGCAAAACTGGCATCACCATCAATCGTAATAGTTCTACCACCTGTTATATGTCTTCCCACACTTAAATTTTTTGTCACTACCACATTATTCGCAACAGTCAATATTCCTGGAAAATAAAGACTATTGTCATATTGATTAAATTCGATAGCCCATCTTCTCGGTCTATATTGTTGTAACTCTGATCCTGGAGGAGGATCGAATAAAATTTGACCCATTCCCATATAAGAATAACCCTGTCGGTCTCCTCCTGGATAAGATAAGTATAATGTAGTGTCTTGGAATTCAGTTGCATTCTCACCTATACCAATAATGGAATATCCTGAATCAGTAGCATCAAAAACAGCAATTGTAGTATTTGCATTCTGTACAACAAGATTTGCATTAACTCTTGTTTCATAACCATTAAATATAGAATTGGCTTCTACCCCTAATGTTCCACCAACATGCAGAGTGTACAGTGCAGTATTAGCATAGGTAAAACCTACTGTATTAAATCCTGTCTTTACAACAACTTCTTGTTCGTTTATGTTGATACCAACATTGCCCGTGGATTCAATTTGAAATATTTTAGAAGAATCATTTTCAACTAAAACTGTATCAACTAAATCTATGGCGCTTGTTTTCACATACAGTGTAGTACCTTGCGTACCGGTACCATTTGAAATAAAACTAACCAAATTTGAAGTATGATCTGCCGTAGATCTTAAATGTAATCCAGTACCTGAAGACAAGCTATCGACTAAAATATCAACAGTATTCGTTGTAGTATTTTCAGCATCAATTGATAAAGTATAATTATCAGAATCTTGATTTATATAAATTCCTTTTCCTGATTGAGTATATAAATCCATTAACCTGACGCCAGTTGCTTGAGGATGGCTTTGCTCTATTTTAATCAAAGATCTAGTATCACCGGTTTGATTGTCATCATGTATTTGTAATAATGATCCTGTAAAACTTATCGTTGAAGGTTCATATCTTAAATTAACCATCGAACCTGATGTCAAAGAAGCGGTTGTAATGTTTAACACATTTGCAGTAGTTTGATTACTCTCAACTCTGACCGCACTATATTCTCCTCTATCAGAATTCACAAAAATACCGTGCGCTAAATCCGTGGAAGATTGATGAATATGTAATTTTCCACTTATAGTTTCAAACTGACCTGCACCTGGTATTTGTACACTTCCTCCAAATTCAGAATATATTCTCATCTTATCGGCACTGTTTGTTCCGAAAGTTAAATAATTGCTCGGATTACTATGATTAATGTATCCTTGTGCTGGTGTAGTGCTATCACCAAAGAAAAGATATGAATTTGCAGCATTATTTGCCAATAAAGTCATACCGACTGATGTGTTACCTTCTATTACAAATTCATCACCTCTTGTATCAACAGTAGTTTTTAAAGTATTGGGATTTGAAAAATCTCTTCTTATATGTAATCTACCAGAAGAAGATGTTGGTATTCTAGAGGATCCTATTCCTGCCCATTCTGGAAATTTACCTACAGCAACATTTGCACTATCATTAGTCGCAAGCATCGAACTAGTATTTGATATAAAATAAGAACCAGTATTTACTGTAATATCAGAGCTGTGTATAACTCCGGAATGAAAATCTCCTGAATCTATCTCGGGACCTAGTAACACCGCACCTGTAAAATTATGAGTACCATCTTGAACTGTTAAAGTACCGGTGTAGGTGCTATTTATTTTTAAACTGACTCCGTGTAATGTTCCTGCAGTTCCTGTACCACCTATCGGAACAACTGGGTAAACATTTAATTTCTGTACTTCCCCTAAATTAGTTATTGTTGCTTCAGTAAAGTCTATCTCTGATGTTCCATCGGATCTTAATGCCTGTCCATTCAATAAAATCTCACTATCTCTTATTTGAACACTTTGTATATAAGAATCTGGATTTGAACCACTAACTACTGGTCCTCCATTAACTTTTATTTCTCTAGCAATACCCAATGAAATAACATCAGCATCTTGAAAATTTACTTTGGAACCAGAACCAGTGTATACAAGATTTACACCAGTTGCAATGTTAGATGTTATTGTATTAGAATTTACAACATTTATATACGTGGCACCTGAAATATCTGTTGTCACGATTCCATTTAAAACATCATCGTCACTAGATTCCATGATGACTTTGATGATTTTATTTGTCTCGAGCCTCCAGTCCTCAAACGTATTAATTAATTCTATATCCGTAAGTGCTTCAGATAGTGACATTTTTATTCCTGAGAAATTTTATCTAAAATAAGTTTCATCATAACTTTTAATTCATTTATTTCTTTTTTCAAATTATTTATTTCAACTGTATTATTGGTTATATTGTTATTTTGTTTCACTTTTAATCTATGAATTTCTAAATTTTTCTTATCTGTTCTAATAATAGCATTCGAAAAACTATCTCTTAAATAATTAGGATCATCAGTTTTTAATTTCATTATGCAACTCCAGCACTATCAAGTGCTATTGCCTTCATATTTAAAACTTTTGGAATACCTATAAAATTTGTTTGTGATGCTCTATTTACCGTAAATGCTATTTTTATAGCAAAGGTTCTGAAATTATCAAAAACAGTTCCGTCTTGATTAGTATAAGATATATATTGATCAAATGTTTTGAAAACAAATTCTTTAGTATCATCTTCATTTAATGAAAAAGTAGAAGAAGCAGTTTCTTGAACCATAGCAACATAAGGCTTTTCGTCAAAATTTTCTTGATCACCGTCTGCAAGAACTTTATAATAAACATGAATGTTAGTTCCTCTAGGTCTATATACATCTAAATAAATTCTCAAATCTTTGGCATCGAAACCTTCTTCTAATGTAACTCTTTTACTAATATATCTGGATAATAAATTTCCACCGAAAGAATGTTCTTTATTAGCACTCAACATTTCTGATGCTTTAGCACCTTCACCATTTATTTTAATTTCCATCGATACTGTAGAAGCAACATTGGAACTATCATCTCCTGCAACACCACCATCATAAACAGTTACTGTAGGAGTTGTCACATAACCCGATCCAGGATTTACAATATAAACTTGATTAACACTGGAATTTGCGTGAACATTGGCAGCTAATGTTGCTCTATCGGTTCCATAATCTGGTAAAGATACAACAAATACGGAAGTGTTTCCGTTAATGTCAGTATCATATCCTGTTCCGTTATTAGTGATAATAATACTAGAATTTGTCAATTCGCCATTGTTAATTAGGTTTTCTACTGTAATTAATGACAATCTTGACTTATCTATAACAGGCGAAATCAAAGTGTTTGCAGTTTCAAAATATAAATTTATCATCAATGAATTTGAATATTGATCATCAGAAGTATTAGTAATATATGAAATTTGTTTTTGTTTTTGTAATTCAACTGTTTTATTTGCGGAAAATCTAAATTCACTATTTCTAGTCGTTTGATCTCTATCAGTGAAAGAATGTTTAAAATCTACAAAAGTATTCGCAAATTCTAAACCATCACTCATCAACTTAAAAGAATCAAATACTGTATTTGATGTATTGGCATTTAATGAGGTTTGTCTGTTTACGAAATTAGTATAACCACTTGTTTCTGTAAATTCACATCTATATACTTCGAACATCAAACCTCTGTCTTGCTGCGGTGAATAACTGCCAGAATTGACTGGTTTGAAAAGATTACCGACATAATTTAATTTTTTAGCGGTTAAATTATTTGCGATATTAGTTCCTGTTAAGAAAGCACCTTGATCAAAACCGTACAATTCATATGATGTACTGTTTGTCAATAATACAATTGCATATTCACCAGAAGTTACATAAACAGGATAATCAAATTTAAAAATAGTTTTAGAGCCAATATCTAAACCCCTCTCATTAGCAGTATTAGTATTACCTCTTTCTAGCGCAGGAAATTGACCAGTAGTCGTAGATGCTACAGGTATAGAAGTATTTGCTGTTATTTGTCCTGAAGTCAATATCACTTCCGATCCAGGTATAATTATAGATGGACTAGGTTTTCCATTTATCATAGGTCTTAATTGCAAAGTTACAGGAGGTTTAGCACCAACTGTATTATCTTTTTTGTTAAAGAATAATACAACACTTTCTAAAAACACTCCTTTTGGATACAGGTCATTATCAACAAAAAAAGTTTGTGCTAAAGGGTAATAAAAATTAGCAGAACCATTTTCATTTGAATCTAAAACATCAGCATTCACCAATTCACTTGAAATATTATTTCTTCTTCTAATTATTGGTCTGGGAGAAACTATACCATTTTCAATTTTATTATCTATAATACCTTTTGAATAAAACGTAGATTCTGCGACAGATATTGTTAAAGTAGGTATATCATCAATATTATCTACAATTTTAAACATTGTATCACTATTTTTGAATAATGATTTCGGTATGAAAAATTCTCCAGCAGTAACTCCATCTTGATTCACGGTTAATTGATTATCAGTAATATCATAATTTACAATGTTATCAATAGTACCACTACAATTTGTATCATTACCTATTATTGTTTGTCCTACTCTAAATGATTCTTCATTTGACATATTAGTGACCATAATAGAGCATGAATTTAAAGAATTTCTATTTGTCATGTAAACAACTGTTGCAGTATTTCCTGCTTCTGCCACAGATCCGGATATTCTAATTGTTTCGAAATTTCCAGGAGTAGTTCTAAATACATTTGCGGTATTGACATTGTTCAATGTTATAACACTTGCCTGCTTGATAAAGTGTGTTACTCTTGTATCTCCAAAAAAAGCATAGTGATAATTTCTAGGATCATCAGCGACATCATTAGGCTGTAATCCTTTTGCAACGAATGTCACTTTTTGCTCTCTGATAGCAGGAACTATACTAATATTTAAAACCTTATTACCAAAAGTTTTAATTATTTGCTCAGGTATATTTCCAGTTGTAATTCCAGTCACAGTTTTTTGTTGATTCGTTAGAGGTGTAGATCTCTCGTTAATTGTAGATTCACCCTCATTTAGTCCAAGTTTTACTTCATCATTGATTTGTTTACCTGACCAAAATTCTTCCCAATCTTTCCATTGTGATCCGTGACCAAATCTATAATTTATTTTTTGCCAATTGTCAAATTGACCTTCTATATTTACTTTTACACTCACTCTAGAATCAACATCATACCAGGTATCACTCTGAGGATCAAGAAATACTGCTCCTATATAATTTTGTATTGCTCCTGATGGCATAATTTTTTCAATCTTTTTAGTATTCACTCCATCATAAGAAGCTGTAAATGGTTGACTGACTAATAATGATTTTGAAAATGGCAACGTAATTATACCACTATTATTTACTAATGTTGTATTTTCGGAATCAATATCGAATTTATGAGAATCGGAATAAAATGATGGTCTTAATTTTTTATCTTTAAAATCAATGGAACATTTATAATCTAAATTTAAAACGTCACCAATATTGTGGCCTTGAAAGGCATCAACTAATATTCCATTTTTAAATCTATCATTGTTATTAGAATCAGTTATTACTAAACTATCAGCTTCTTTTTCAATCAAACTTAGAGTTACATAATATTCTAAACTTTCTATTCTTTTTTCTAATTTACCAATATCTCTCATTGTATATCGTTTATTATCAACATAACCTATTTTAATATCACTAACTTGAGTTGTATATGGTTGTAGTTCTAAAGTATAGAGTGTTATTGATTCATCATCATCTGGAGGTAAAACTGGATTTAAATCAGAAATACCTTGAATCACTTTAAATGATCTATCTCTATTCAGAACAATCTTATCTTTTCTTGGTAAATAATGATCATAATCGCATTCAAATTCAAAATCATAATCAGGCATACATTTTTGAGAAAAAACATTTGATGTTGTTAAAATATTATTTACATTTGAAGATCCGCCTCCATTATCAGTTTCAATACCAACTCTCTTTGGTCTAAAATCTATCACGTCCCTTAATAAAAATGTCTTACCGGTTACTGGACTATTGTGAGAAGGTATTTGACCATAAGGTGTATTACCTGTTCCCTGGTAAGTGTACGAATCAACAGTAAAAGGTCCGAATCCTTGATGAGTATAATAATTCAATACAATTAAAATTTGTCCTAATGGTTTTGGAGCACCATTTTTTAAAGTAATTGTTCCATAATCATAATAATTATCTTTCTGTCCATTATTAAAAATAAAATTATCAGTAACATCATATGCACTAAATGTTCCTTGCTGTTGTGCAGATATTGCACTCGATACCATAACATTTGATACATTTTGTATAGGACTTCTAGAATCAACAATTGCAACTATATTTTTTATGTCTGATATTTTTAAACTATTAATAGCGCCAGGAGAATAATCCAACTCTGTTCCAAATGCTAGTTGTCCTTGCTGCGCCTGAGTTAATTGTGGGGTAAAAACCGATGATCTAGAATCTACTACTGCTCCTGATGTATTACCACTTATTAAAGTTTTTTTACCTATATCAGAACCAACAGTGGCATCATCTGACATCATTGTTGCTACAACATGCACGTATTTATCTGAATAGTCATATTTTGTACTTGCCGGATGATCAGTGCCCACATCAATAACTAATCTCTGTCCTCCTAATTCCGTTCTTATACTTCTACCACTTGATAAACCACTTCCAGATGAATTTGAAAATTCCACATAATCACCTTCTCTACCTGTTTGATTACCATCAACAGGCTCATAAACAGTGACTACGTAATTTTGTTCCGCTTGACTTTCAGATAATGTTAGATCCGATGCAGTACCTGGATAAAATTTTTCATTCGTTCCAAATATGGTAGATATTGTAGCTGTATTTCCATTTAATCTTGTGTCATAAGTTCTTTTAAATTTATATTTACGATCTGAAGTGGATGCAATAGCTTTATTGTTAAGTGGAAATAATAATGTTCTTTGATCATCGTTATTATCAAATAATATTGTATCCCCTTCATCGGTAAGTGTTGACTTACCAGAAACATCAACATTAAATGCAGATGTAATAAATGATACTCCTCCTCCAGGACTTTTTATTTTTATACCAGACCTAACATCTTTCAATGAAAAATTAATTGAATATGTTGTGCTATCAGTTCTTGTAGGTTGTGTTAATGGAGTATCTAATACTGCTGTATAAGTTGTTGAAGGAGTACCAGATGTGCTAGTTCCTGTATATGATATAATTCGTCTAGTGTCAGTTGTAACAACACCTAGAAAACTTGTATTGACAGTAATGGTAGCACCATATAAGCAATTTGGTGTAGGAAAATAATTATCCAATGTTATAATTGTTGGATCATCATTATTTGCACCAGCGGTGCCTGATATCTTATTAAATCTGAAATCAAAAAGGTGAGCATCAAAAATAGCAGGAAATGTTCTATGATAACTTCTATCTGAAGTAGAAACTACATCAGTTGCATATTTTGAATCCACTGAGGAAGATCTGCCTCCAAAATAATCTAATTGTCTAATTCTTGCAGTTCCTATTTTTGTTCTATTAATATCATCTGTGGATAATAAATTTATACCAACAAAAGAAATATCCGTATCTGCAGATGATGATATTAAATTAGCAGTTCCATCAGTTTTTTCTGTTGAAGGCCATTTCACCATGTGCAAATCAATAATATCCATGCCTGATCCACCGCCACTCGCAGTATCCACTCCAGTATCAATTACATTATTTGCAAATAAATCAGTTACTCTGATATATGGACCAAAGTTCAACACTTGTTGTTCTGCTGTTACGGTTCTAGTATCTCTTGCCTTTTTCAAGTCTAAATATTTTGTTGTGATAGTTTCAAATTCAAAACCCTTGACATATGCTTTACCAGGACCAATTTCTAATGTGAATCTATCCTCAACACCTATTCTTTGAAAGTCTGATCCATTACCCAAAGAAGAATTAAAAGAACCTCCAGCTTGAACTACTAGAAAAGATGTATTTTGTATGGTCTCTACAATTGAAGTTTTTTGTGTATTTCCTGAGAAAAATATTACATCACCTTGATTCAAATCATCAACAAAATTCGTACCACTGCCGAAAACACCTTCAAGAGTATTTGCCGCTGATCTAGGTGATGCTATACCAGATATTTTATGTTCTGTAATATCAATAGAAAAAGGTCTCACAAAAAAATCACCTGAGGCATCATAAGTTCTTCTTGCTAGAGTTTTCTCTATATCTCCTATGATAGGATAAAATATTTCTTCTGTTTTTTCTCCATTCTCAACTCTAAGCAATTCTATAAAACCCGGATCTGAATTTTTTTCTATAGGATCAACAATGCCTTTTATATATTCCACATCACCTGCAATTTGAGAAAATTGTGGTTTTCCTAATATCTTATAACTGAATGTTGTACTAGAACCTATAGAAGAAATTACATGTTTACCATTTACAACATTTTCTAATGCACCTGAAACAACAACCGTATCACCAACATTTAAATTATGATCAACCGCTGTTGTGACACTGATTGTGCCTGATTTATAATCTTTTTCATCGATTGTAAATGCAGTTCCTGATGGGATTACTTGTTTTCCTTTTTCAAAAAAATCTTTTTTAACCAAATCTAAAGTAATTTTATACCTATTTGCTCCAGGTGCAGATAAATTTGGATATCCTAAAGCATTATCTAATAAAGATGTATCTTGCACAGAATTAATAATTCTTTCATCAATTTCTAATCCAATTCTATAAGTTGGAAAGGATGAAAATTTGTCTAGTATGATATTTTGAGTTGGAACAAAAAGAAAATAACCTCCAAGATAAAATATACCCTCATTTATACCAACAACAGAACCATTTTTAGATGAATTGTTGGTTATTAATGTTTCAGCATTTGCTATCCCATCATTTAAATCTGTAACAACTGCAAAATACGATACGCCATCATCTATCGTATTAATTACTTCTCCATCTAAAAACAAAGTTTGACCAAAATAATTAATCATTAATGTATTATTATCTTGATTTGTATATAAAGATGCAGCAACAACTTCTGCTTTTGCTAATGAAGTTTGTCCTTGAATAGTTCTTCCTATAAAATTATCTACATCTATTTCTTCACCCAAATACTCCACTTTGACTGTCAATGAATTTATTTTTGTGTTTAATGTTAATTCTCCACCAAAAACTCTAGATCCATTTTGAAAATTTATATCACCCAATTTTTCAATTTGATTGTGTATGATTGATTGAATCTGATTCAATTCTCTAGCCTGTACAGAAAATCCTGGTCTAAAAAGAACTCTGTAAAATTCATTATCCTCAGAAAAATCATCAAAATATGGTGATATATTAAAATTTTGTGTTAATTTGGGCATTTCTTAAAACTCCAGAATTATCTTATAATTTTCAACTTGATCAGCTATTCTTTGAACAGTTTTTTTATTTTCAACATATAGTATATCTCCACTATATGGTTTCAAATCTCTTTCGGTGACTATTCCAATTTTTGCAGTCGCTCCTGAAGTTTCTCCTCTAATATATGAATCAACAGTGAAAGACCCAAAAACTGAAGACAATCTAATCTCATCTCTATATGAAAAATCAACAAATGTACCATTAGCGGTACTATCGTTTAAAGTATCTCCTACATATATTTTTTCATCCACAATAAAACGTCCTGACATTTCCATCAACTTCAATTTTATCGTCTGATTAGCGTAACTTGCTGTATAAAAACCATTGCCGTCAAAATTTAATGGATCTCTCAATAAACCAAATTGTCGATAATCATTTGATATTGTAAAAAATCCGAATTCATTTCCACTTAATGTTACATCTAACAATAATCTTCTGCCATTTAATTCTTCTATTGCATTTTTACCATGACCTCCTACCGGTCCTATTATAGGTTTTGCTGTAGCGCCTGATCCATGTGTACTATTGGCATAAATTCTTGAATTCGCATAAGTGTAACTAAAACCTTTATTGGATACAACAACTTCAGTGATTCCATGCGTAGAATTACCTAAAATTCTTGCTTTCGATTCTTTGCCATCTCCTGATATATCTATACTGGGAGAAATTATGTATCCGGAAGAAGTATTAGGTGTAATTGCGAATGGAGGATCAATTAAAATTTTCCTAGATTGAGAATCATATCTCTTTATTCTTGATTGTTCACCTTGAGCGGCATTATTTGTAATGTATATTGTAGAATTGACATATAAATTATCTAATAAATTATTTGCCGTAACAGATAAAAACATAGATGTGGTATTTTCAACTGAATTAAAAATTCCTTCAGCAAATTCATAAGTAGAAATAGGATCACTTAAAACTTCCGCTCTTGCCCCAGATGTTAATCCAATGAGTATTTCGTCTGCTAAAAATTTTTCCGCTACAGGTTGAATAACTATTTGAGTATTTCCAGAGTTATAACTAATCAATTGACAAGACGTATTACTTATCTGACCATATAACGTTTCTCCAACTATAAAATCCTGCGCTTCTCCATTATCACCCAAAGGATTAGATTTTAGTGTGACTTTAAAATGTCCATTAGATGTTTTAGAAATAATATCAATCGCTCCATCTATTGCAGTATCCTCCACTTCTTTTTGTTTACCGATAATCGTTTCGATTCCAACTTTTTGAACTGGTATAAAATCTTCATTTGAAAACTTTAATATGTCATTAGGTTTAATGGAATACATAAATTTCCATTTATATCCATCAGAACTTTCTATTATACTTAAACCATTTCCAGTTGGTTTTACAGTCGAAGAACCATTAGAAAGATTATTCTGTAAACATTTGTAAACATTATAATCATCTGTAACAACATAAAAGTCTTGATCGAACAATTCATTATTATCGTGTGAGTACGCAGTATAATTAGAACTAAAAGACCATTCAATTCTAGGTACGACATGTTTTAAGTCAGATGGAGTGATTTTTTTAGCTGATAAAATGTCGTCCCAATACCTAAAATGTGTATTGGCAATCGATAGGGTTGGTGCAGGCGGATCGTTTTCATCTTCCCATTGGTCTGTTTTACCAATAAAAAGATACAAATTTGTTGGGTCTATTTCTGAAACGGATTCAACAATTTGTTCTGCTATATGAATTTTGAATTTATCTGTAACAAGTCTAGGCATATTAGTATTTATTATTTTTTTGTTAGTACTTTGTTTCTGTTTTTAATTTAACATCATAAAATGGAGTGTTTGATTCAAATAATATTTTACCCAATAATGAAACACTACCATTATATGCAGGATTGTTCGATCCAACACCATCATCAAGCAAAAGTAAACCTTCATCTTTTCTTGCCGATGAATCATTGACTCTGATATAATTATTAGATCCATCATATGGAACATTTAAGAACATTATATCATCTGTTTCTTCTAAATCTAAATTTCTAGTCGAAAATAAAATAATTTCTTGTTCATCTGTACCATTACCTAATGGCCTACTCAAAACTAATTCTTGATTTTCTATAGAATCTTCCGCTATCAATCTACTTATACCATCATTATCTATTATAAGATTAAAATCATCTTCTAAAATTAAAATATTAAAATCATTTATCTGTAATATCTTTGAGGTCATATCTTCTTTAGTTGTTAATGCTATTATATCATTAACCATTAAATCCAAATGAAATTTAGAATTTATTCCAACTAAAGTTGTGCGTCCATCATTCAATCCATTTGCTGTTGTATAACCTCTGACAGTTTGTTCTAATATTAAATGAGACTCGTAATTCTTATTGTCATAAGATGTCAAATCTGATATTCTCTGATCAAGAGTTAAATTTATCACACCATCATCATCTTCTTCTAATATGATGTTATCTGGAGGATAATTTTCGGTTATCAAATTATAAGAACCAGTTTTATCTGAGGTTATTCTTGTTCCCAAAGAAATGCAAGATGAATTAATAATAGAGCGCACCTCTGATTCTAAATTATTATTATTAAAAATTATAAAATCACCCTCTTTAAAATCATTTTGAAAATCTGATCCAGCTGTCAAAAAAACATTTGCAGTATAAAAATCTGGCACTGAATCATTTCTAATTAAAAATGTTGTACTAATTTGAAATCTTTTATTATCCAGTACATTAATGTTATAAGTTCCATCATAAATTTTTATGTTATTATATGGTTTAGAGTCTAAAATTGTTATGCGATTATCATTTTCCAATGAATGATCTAATTCTGTTTCTATTATTATATCTCTCACATTATAACTTGTATTGACTATCTTAGGTATTTTATATGCATAAGTATTAGAAATAATTAAATTAGAATCAAAACTGATTAAAGATGATGTCGTATCATTAGTATAAACATTTAAACTTAGATCCAGATTTAATGAATCAGAATTATGCACTAATATTACCCTATTGTTTGAACTATCCGTTTCTGTTTTAAAAACAGATGCTGTAATAATTTGTCCATTACTCAGTCTTTGATTTAAAGTATCATTTACTCTAAAATTTGAAATCAATCCTTCGGTATATTGATAATTTTCTAACCCTAATAATGACAATCCGTCTTCTAATAATAGATTGGAATAATCTTCATTTATGAAAAGATTATTCTTGGTATAACTTACGGGATTACTTAAAATTATTCTACTAAGAACATTTTGAGTATCAGATGATATTTTACCCTTATAATAATTGTCAAGTTTAAACTCACCATATGTGATTAAAAATTTTTGCTCATCATCTATGATAACTGAACTATTAGCATCAAAATCAACACTTAATTTTTGAATAGAATTCGATGTTGATATAATATTATTTCCGCCTTGAATCCTGACTAATGTACCCGATCCATATGTTGCAATATCTTTTCTTCTATAAAACTCAACATTATGATTCGGCTCAAAATATTTCTCTGCTAAAAATCTATTATTATTTTCACCTTCTATGAATATTGGAGAACCATCTTCAAAAGTTATAAAATTATCGAAACTAAAAATCAAATCATCCGCCTGAATAATATATTCTCCAAACATTTTTGTTCCGGCTGGGTGAATTAATCTTTTTAAAACTTGTTCATATTCATTAAATTGAATTTTATTCTTCAATACATATGAATAATCCTGATAATAATATCCATCAAAAATTTTCTTATTATAACTCAAAAAACCATTTTCATCAAAATATTTACCAGGAGAATCTGCCATAGCACCAATTCTGGCAGTCAATACAGCATTACCCGCACCTATTTCTGTTGCACTGATCGATGGTGATGTAGAATATCCTATTCCAAAATTAGTTATTTCAATATCAGCAATTGCTCCACTTTGATTTTCATCTGATCTACCTCTCACCACAGCATTACTGCCCTTATTAATATTCGGACTAAATGCTGCTCCTGTGTTTACAGTTGCTCTTGCGCCACTATTATATCCTATAATTACTTCATTTGATTCAAAATCTACTGCAGATAACAAAAATCTATCGGTTGGATCATGATTATATGGAGTTGTAAATTTAATAACCATTCCTTCATCATAATACAAATTACCAGTTACAGGTGTTGTTGCCAACGAATCAACAGTATACTTAAAAGAATAATTATTGATTACAACTATTTCATGGGTACCGTTATAAAAATCATCATCAGCACCAGATATATTTACACTTAAACCAGTTTCTAAACCATGTTTATATGTTGTTGTAACTATAGCATCTGTGTTAACTTTTGATATGGTATCGATATTAAATTTTAAAGTTTGAAAATCGGCAGTCATATCTGTATATTCATCAGTATATTCAATATCAGT